GCTGCAGGATCATCCTCGCTACCACCTTGTTCCTGGCTTATAACTGTATATTTAGAATAACGTGTGCTGATATCATCAACCGATTCCCCCTTAATAATCAAGTGGTTTGGTTCACCGCTTTTTCTTATTATTGAAAACCGAACGCGACCTCGGCCACGTGGTTTTCTAAACACTAGACGCCCCCTTGCGTTCGAATAAAAAACCAAACCTCTGCTATTGGCTACGTCCTTCAAAACATCAAAAACCTTTTGGCCTGGTTCAATTTGAATAAACGGTTTTGCCTGATCACGCTTAGCTGCCCCCTCATCAAACTCAATAGAACCACTAAAAGGGACATTTTTAAGTAATTTCTCTGCTACTTTAATGAGATTAGTATTTTTTAGAGTTTCAAACCTTTCGCAGTACGAATCAACAATCAATCCCATCATGTCACGGCCTGATAAAGTAAAATATCTACCGTTTGAATCATATCCTCTGGCTACCTTATCAATAATACCGACAAATTCAGTTTCGCCATTTACGAGTAATTCGGCTTTCATTCCTACTTTTGGCAAAAATGCTCCACTTGGATACAATTCAAACTGGAATGCATCTGCGGCTTGGTAAATATCAGAATCAACACTATAACTTTTAAACTTACTGTAAATGTAATCAGCAACTTTCAATTCAATTTTATCTGACATATATCCTCACCATGCCTGAACAAAATGATGGATTCCAAAATGAATTGATTGCGCATAAACGCTCAGCAGCCATATATGGTAACCCATAGCGTAGGCACAACAGATGCACCGGGATTTCATTATCAAGCTCTATGGTTATGATTTTTTCACGATTCAACTTTATGGTATCAACATATTTCAAAAGTGAGGCTGCGAATACGCCTAATGCAGATACCATTTCTGGAGATCCAAACTGCACTCGTAGTGCATCAATTGCAGTCTGGATATCTTCCCTAGCATACGCTACCGAGCTTTCTAGATCATTTATTGTAAGGACTGTCGGTGTATTTGGTACATAATTCATTGTACCATCTGCACCCCATATTTTAGAGCCCTCAATTCGACTTAGCGCATTACGCTTTTCTTCGTCTTTTTTATACAAATCAGCAACAAACATTGACTCAACTTGAGCAATTGATGCCAGCACATGAGGTTTAACAAACGAAACCGACTGTAGCAACCCTGCTATCCCTATTCTGAATGATTGCACGAATGATACAGGACTGTCCGTTATTAATGTCGCAGCAAGAGCATATCGCTCTACAGCCTTTGTTATTGACCCGATAACACGCCCAGGGAGCGTTGTACCGTACTCAACCATTGCAATTATTGACTCTGCTGGATTAGGTATATTAATTAATACAGCATCTAGCACATTACAGGCAGTATCGATCTTTGCAAGGTAAGAACGAGCTGACATTGAAACGCCTCTGATCTGCGAGAGAATCCCTTGATTGGGGTCAAGCGCAACAGCTAATACTTTTGATGCTGCAGGTCCCAGTACAGATTTAACCTCTGTTGCAAAGTGCTCCATTTGCAATGCCTGGGTGTTTATTATATCCTGTTCAATGGTGTACTTTACATCTGGATTGTAGAGTGGCGCAGTTTCAGGATTACTGTTTTCGAGAAAATCAACATCGACCTCTGCATATTTTTTTAAATCATTATGTCTAACCGTAACCGTTTTTACACACCCCGAGATTGGTCCGTAGGCTGGATGTATAAATGTATTGGTAATATCCTGTAAAACATGTTTTACAAAATATTCATGTTCTTCATACTTTTCATTTATGAAAACTGCAGTAAACCGAATAGGATGCGATTTAATGCCTAAGCTGTCCAGTTCCGGCCCGGTAGCAAAAGGAACTTCGTACTCAACAAGGTTCTTTTCCCACACATCACTAGTACCATCACTTTTTATAGTGAGCTCAAATGAATCGAGCTGTGCCTTATATGTTTTCATTTAAACGAGCCCCGATTCGATGTGGATATTGAGCTTTGAACATCTGCATTGGTTGAGTCGGTAGTACTTAATACCTTGGTCCCCTCAGGAGCAACAACAGTAATTTGCTGCTGCACGCCAACCACATTCTGATTTTGCTCTCTTTTAAATTTCTGCAATGCCATGTACAATCCTGTATCCCAGGAATCGCCTCGTACAAGAGAGCGGATTTTTTTCTGATCTGACTTAGGAAGAGCTTTCAGCTCTTTAGCAGCTTCTTTTGTTAGCTTGGATCTTTGTGATATTCCAGTAAAATCAGCGATTACTCCAAGCAATTCAAAGGCTGGCGCTGCACTGATAAGCGCTGCAGATAAATCACCTATACCACCTGCTAAATTCTGAATACTAACCCTGAAATTTTCCATTTTCTCAGGGTCTGATGTCAATTCTCGCAGCTTCTCGGTAAGTTTTTCAATAACTGGCGTTAAGCCGACTGTAGCAAATTCTTTTAATGCCGTTACAATTGTATTAACTTGGTATGTAGCACCTTTAGCTCTTCTTTCAAAAGCCTCAGCTACAAATCCACCTACTTTGCCAAGCTGAATATATTTCTCAAAATTCACCTTTCCTTTTTCAGTATCAAAGGCAGTGAATGCTTTAGAATATTCGCCAAACATTTTTGATCGTTCAGCGGGAGAAAGCCTCGCTATTGCTTTAATGGTTTTTTTAAAGTCAACAATTGCACCCTTTTCATCAAAAAGCCGAAAGCCAAGTTTAGCCTGAATACTTTTTCCGCTTGTTTTTAATTTATTCATTATTGATTCAATAGCAGTTCCTGCCATATCGGGAGAACCGAACATTGGCTTCACGGTCTGCATAAAAGCATTGTATTCAGCAAAATTTTCTTTTTGAATACCAACAGCCAGCGTGGCTGCTGAAAATAAACGTTCTGCTTGTGAAGCTTGCTCGGCAAATGTAAAAGATCCTTCGTTACCCATACGTGCCATAATATCAAAATATTCTTGAGCTTCTTCAGCAGTTGCACCAAGCCCAAGACGAAGAGCCGACAATACTCTACCTGTATCCATAATGTCGGCAGCCATAGCAGTACTCGCCTGACCAACGCTTCCTAATGCAGTTGTGGCATATTGGAAGTCCCCTGTTTTATCAATAATATCTGATAATACCTCTACCAGCTTGTCTCTATCTTGTCCTGTTGTATAGGCGAAATCTGTAACAGTCTTTTCTAACTGCATTATTTCACTATCGGTTCTCTTCGCATTAATGCCTAATGTAAGCAGTTTGTTTTGATAGTCAATAACTTGTTTACCAGCATATAATAACCCTGCGGTTCCACCAACAAGGGTCAGAGGATTTGTAGCGATACTTTTAACAGAACTGAGGATTTTTCTATCAAGGTTAGAGAAGACGCGACCGACTCTACTCCCGAACGTTTCAATTTTCCGTTGGGTATTTCCGATCTCCGTGCCGAGCAAACGCCCATCACCGGAGATGATCAATTTTAGAGTCTCAGTCCTCTGTGCCATCATCAATCTCCACTAAGTCTTCTACGGCCTTTAATACCTGGTCAACGTCTACAGGTGTTTTTTCTGCTTCAATATTCCTCATTACGAGGATGTAGGTCCATTGTCCTTCTGTAAGCTCAAAAGCTCCTCTGCCAAATAGCGCGAAAGCTTTCTCAGCGTTTGCAAATTTGAAATGTTCCCAATCGTCTCCTGTATGTTTTTTTTTACCTGAGCGATTAATGCATCAAATTCTGCTGGATCCATTTCCATTGGGCTAGGATTACACTCCTGAGCAAGCGCATTGTACTCATCTATAAGTGCAGAACGCTCTTCATTTGATAGTAGCCGCCTAAACTCTGTGACATCTGCAGCAATTGGCTCTCCGTTATCAGGATTCCGGCAGGACCTAAAAAGCAGTTGTACGGTTTTTTCATTTTCATATGTGTTCACATTTTGAAATGTCACCGGTACATCACTCGCCTTGAATATCTTATCTGCTGCCAATGTGGCATCCAGCGTGTCCTGATTCGAAAGTAGTTTTATTCGGATAAGTGTTGATGTCCCAGGAAAGAGGACATCAACAAAATTATTGGATCCATTTTTTATTTTTGAAAGAAGATTACTCATTCAATTACCTCTGTGTCAGCAATGAATGATATGGTAGTTACAGCTTCTTTCTGTGCATCCATCGCAATTTCACCGCGAGACAGGGAGTCAACCCCAGTGTAGGTTACCCTAGTTCCACCCTCAAGCTCGATGGTCCAGGTTTCATTAGACACATCACTCCAGTTGAGCTTTGCGTTTGTTTTTGGTACAGCATAATCAAGTGAAAACTTGTACTTCTTATTTCGCTCAACTGTCCCCGAACCCTCCATAGTATCAACCTCAGCACGATAATCTATGGGATCGTGTTTGAACGATTTCATGTGCTGAATCTTTTGGCCATTGCGAGTTACTCGACAGCGTGATACATATTTGGTTGCCATAGTACTTTACTCCTTAGATTGCCGAGACAATTTTGATTGTGTTGGCGAAAATATGCGCAGCATCCACGATGTCGATGGGGACCGCAGAATCAACTCGTCCCGCGACATCTGGATTGCGCACTGCTGTAAACAAATTCTTATATGCATCAACATCGTTCAGCCCACCAGCTCTTTCGATGCGTTTGCAAACAGCGATATTATTTGAATTAATATCAGCAGGGGTAACCACATACTCCGGTTCACCATCTACATGATTATCACGGAGTACAGAGTTTGCAAAATTGTTTTTATGGCTTTCAACAATTGCATCCCTGACATAATCAGCGGTAGCAATTTTGAATGAATCGAGCCATGTAGGATCAGGCGATCCTCCAGAGTTGGCTGTATAGGTTGAAATAGCTCGAACACAGCGAACCTTTTCACCGACACCAACTTCAAATGGTGTAACACCACTCCACAGTAGATTGTTGATTTCTGTAAATGTAAATCTATCCGCGATCCCTGGAGCATCACAACCAACAAGCTCAGCATTATTTACAGCTCGCCAAGGGGTTTCTTGAGCAGCCTGAATACCAGCAAACGCTGCAGCATTTTCGAACGCTGGACGCCGACACTTACGGACCATCCCAAGACAAATTCGTTTTGCATTTACTGCTGATATGGTTGTTGCATCAGCAACGGCAGCAGATATGAACATATACCCCCGTGCACCACGCTGGTTAATTTCGTTTGATACAAATTCCAGGTGTGTATCCAGGGCTTGTGCAGCAGCCAAAGTTGCGAATGGTATAACATACAAGTGATACCGGCTCGATGCCAGAGCTGCAAATGCAGTATCCATCGCCGGATCATTGGCGCCAGATGCGAACCCTACGACGGATGCAGTTACCGCACCAGCTGTTATAATTATTTCAGGCTCGTATTTTGATGACGTTGGGTTAAAACGCCCTATTACATTTCCACAAGTACCTTTGTTTTTTGCTGTCAGTGTGACCACTGCCGCATTTACGGTTGCCGTTACCGGAAGGTTAACGTACTTGTTTATCTCAGCGCTCAATTTCGTTGCGATTGCAGCAGCTGCATCACCGGATGAAATGGCAATAGAAACTCTGTCGTTACCAATGTAAGCATCCAGAACGCCGCTCGAGGTCGCCGCATTTGCGATCGTAATTGTAGCTGTGGCGGCAACGCCTGTCCCTGAATCATCTAACCCACAAATGGTAAGCGATGCATACGGGTATGCCTTGAATAACGCGATAGCCATTCGGTGTGCAATTGATCCAGCACCAAAATATGTTGCAGCCTGATTAGGCCCCACAACAGGTATAGGAATATTCTGCGCAACAGACCCGGAGGTCAGCCGCTGAGCTATGATCACGATTTCCTGCCTGGTAGATGGCAACGAATTGTTTGCTCCATTCGCGTCAATTTCGGTATACGGACCGGGCTTTCTTATCGAGGTTGAAATACTCATTTATTACCACCCTTTTTCTGTGGTTGTTTTTGTTGTTTTTCATCATGTATAGTTATTGACCCGTCAGCAAGCAGACGCTGGTAATAGATTGTTTTTACAACCTGTACCGGTTCGTTGTCGGTGATTACCGGTTCTGCCGGGTTCTCACGCGGCACAATGCAGCCAGATTTGGCTATGACTGAAATTGTAGATGGCATATTACGCTACTCCCAAAATGTTACTATGTCCTGGGAATCATTTTCACCGTCATCAGGCTGCATGAAATACTTAATACCTGACATTAACAGTTTAATTGCTTCCTGTGGTTCTTCATACTTTTCTACATCAAATGACGTTGTAAACGGTATTTTAAATCCTATATATCCTCTCTGCTCAAAGGCAGCATGAATAATTTCATCAGCACTGAGACCAGGCACTAATGGTTCTATATCCAAGCCCAGCGTTTGCAATTGTAGCAGCTTGGTGACCCCTTCAAGTATTGGGTATACACCTCGCCTGCGAGCCGCTTCGTTGCTTACATTTTTAAACACCATGTAGAGCATGACCTTTGGCGACCACTTAACCGTGCATTCGTCGACCTGGCGAAAGCCAACCGATTCTGTAGCTACACAAATCGCCGGGGTCCGATTAATAGTGTCAAGACCTTTTCGAGCGTCAAATTCATAAATAGAGGATAACCCAGACCCATACATATCTAGAACGCTTTTCAGGTAAGACAACATGGTGTCTTCTATTAATGACAGGCTGACTGGGTTAAACTCCATAATTCATTTCTTTCTCAATTTGATCAGTTAACTGTGCAGCTACTTCAAAAGCGCGCTCGAAAGGGACTAGCCCGGCATCTGCTGCTTCAATGATTGCAAAGAGTGCTTGTGCCAGGCTTGCCAAATTCTCCATGTTCACTTTCTAGGAAAGATTTCTTCACCAGCCTGCAGTACAGGACTTTTTGCGATAACAGATTTCCGTAGTTCTTCAGTCCTGGCCTTTGCGATTTTGTCTGCCCAGCCTGTACCTGCTATCATTCCGCCTACTGACAATGCTATCAGTTTAATAAGATCAGGCCATGACTGCGGTTCCTCAAAATTTGGTACGTCAATACCGGTAAGCATGCAGATAACTGAGACCAGTATTAAAATCATAAGACCAATCAATGTTTTGTACCCATTAGCTAACTTTAACAGCTTATCCATACTATCTGCTCCTTATTTAATTGCGTGAAGGGCAACATCGAACAGCCTGCGTGTCCAGCCTGTCCCATATACATCCCAGTTTTTCATTTTTGAATATCGAAGCATCCGTGCTGCTGCCAACTCCCTGACAACCCAGACCGGGTCGGCCATATTTACACCATGAATTGTTTTAGGTCCGATAATCCCGTCAACCTTTACGCCGACTACCGATTGAAGCATCTTTGCTGCAGCATCATTACCCATATTTACCGCTGTATCAAACAGTAGAATAGCAACCGGGTCAGCAAACTTATCACATTGGCATTTTTCCCAATAATCAGCCCTGTAAATATTTGCAGCCTCTTCCACGGTAAGCAACCAGATATTCAGATCTGGATATGCCCGCTTACTAATACCGTACCTGGTTTCACCACCCGGGTCGCGAGGATCATTTGTGTAATCGCCTTCCCAATTCAATACGGCTTTTAATGCCTTTTCAAACAACATTGAAATGCCTCTCAATACATGTTTAAAAGCGAATTCGGGAACTGCCTGTCATCATCAGTCTTGTTTACAACAAACGATGCCGGCTCTACTTTAGATTGCCCTGGTAAAACAACCACACCACTCTGCAGCTTTTCCAATGTTTTAATATTGGCTTTTCTTCTTTCGGCAATCGCTTCCGGAAGAACCGCTTCGTGGTTGCGCTCATACAACTCACAAATTGTCAAATTGACCGAAATGGTATTAATCAGATTCGGTACAGATGAAAAAGGTAATTCGTATCTGCCAGAAATGTATCCATCAATAAGCGAATCAGTTTTTTTAACGGCCTCGATTACCCTGGTGTATGCTGCATTAGGCGGATCCAGCACAAACTCCCCGTTGTTTTCATCGTCGGTAAGTTGCAATAATACCCGCTCAGGAAGTGCAGTTTTCAGGTTTTCGAGGGTAGAATACATTTTTTACTTCTTTCCAGATTTTTTTGTTTCGGTTACCGGCTTATCCTCTGCAGGCACTTTGCCCCGGATCTCAACAATTTGTCTTTCGAGCTGTTCGTTTGCATCTTTAAGCTGTTGGACTATCCCTTCCAGCAGTCCGATTTTTTCTGCTTGTTGCTCAATCGTTTCAGACTGATTTTTCAGCACATTCTGTGCATGATCGGCTGCAGCATGATAATCAATTGCGGTATTGCCTGCTATTGCGTCAACAGCGACTATGTCTGCCGCCACAGCAGCACCCAGACTAATCAACCGTTTTGCCCGGACATCAGGTAATTCAACAATCCCAGAAAGAACTCCGTTTTCTGCTTCGACATGACCAATTATTTGAACCTTCACCCCATGCTCCTTTTTGAATTTGCTCCCTGGCTTAACCACGGTCTACCAGGGAGCTGCACTAATCTTTATTATATGTGTATTAAACGACTACACTACCGTTGCGTGAACTACTGCTCCCGGCTGATTCACCGTTGGAAGCGGATCGCTTTCAACCAGCAACCACATTGCAGACGGGTCCTTCTCCTCATACTGTTTAGAAAAGAACTCGGTAACAACGTTGCCGCCAGCTTCGAGATCTTCAACAGCCGCATAGTTCATGTCAAAGCGTGCATCAGGATCGAGCATTGTAAAGGTCCTATCAGGAAGCATCGGATGAGATGTACCGGCATCATCAACGTATTCTTCGGAGAATTCATAGATATCCACCCCATTAATACGCCCGATATAGTCGGTGCCATCAATAACTAACTGCCCCACATTTATAGCCCTGTTATCCAGCATCTTTCGGGCTTCTTCATTTTTAAGAAGCGCATCGGTAGCAGCAGGGGTACTGAATGCAAGTCGTAAATTATGGCCCTTGTTTGCTCCCAGCCGTTTCCAAGTGCGGATATCCTTTACAGGATTACTTCCTGCATCGGTCCATACGTTTGTACCATCAAGTACTGGTTTGTGAGTTGTCGGAAAAAGGAAATCAATCTCAAAAGAAAGGTTGTCCTGAGTAACGGTAATTTTCCCGGTCAGTGCCTGGGCACACATCCAGTGAATTCTTCTCAGCGCCTGATCTTTGAGGTTCTGCTGTTCAAGTGCAATTTTTTCCTTTTTAAAACGATCCTTGTCGGTGCCAGTGACATACACAGCAGCTCCAGCAGCACGTTCATTAAAATCACTTGCTGACAGTGGTGTTTTAAGCCTGATACGCGGCGCCGTCACTGTAGACATTTTGCGGCCCAGCTTGGTAACCACAACACCACCCTCGACTGGCGATACAAATGGGGCAAGCTTTTTATTGCCCTCAATAATATCAATATCGATTGTACGAGTTGTATGTTTGCGGACCCGTGTGAATACCATAGTCAACAGCATGCGACCGGGCACAACGATGTTGTTCACTGCCTCGGTCAAACTCCTCCAGTGGAGTAAATCCATAAACGCTCCTTGTAAAAAATGACCTCAATTTAAGTGTTCGCCGGGTGGGACGATGCCCGGAGTACTTTTATTTTACATCCCTACTTATATCAGACGCGAAACCACTACTTTACAAAAATTCCTTTATCTGCCAAATCAGCTTTGCCAGATGCGTCAATTCCTGTCAGAGCAGCTTCCTTGAATTCTCCACCAGCGTATGCAAACGCCTTAACATCAGCACTTGTCGCGTCTACAGCACGTCCGAGAATTGCTGCTGCCACTCCGGTACCATCAACAGCCGTATTGTCATACGCCTTGTACTTTCCACTTCCTGCAGCAAGAGTTACTGTGAAAGAATCGCCTACGATAAAATCGGCAGACCCATCGGCGATCGTAACTCCGAAATGTCCGTTGTCGTATGCGACAGCAACTTTCAGATCATCCAAACGATATCCCTCAGGATCAAATACTGCGAATGTGCCACCATTAGTTGCAGCAGTGATACACTTGAGAGTATAGGCGCCAACTTTCGCTTTTGCACCAAGTGCTATTGCACCTGCAGCTCCATTGCCCGTATTCCCTGCTGTTGCAGCAATCGCGATCGCTCCTTTGAGAATCTTCCCAAGTACGGTACCCCGTACAAGAGCGCCTTCGCCAGACAGTATAGTAACCGGTATTTCTGGCCGTGATGCCTCACCAGCAAACAGGTTATCTGCCGCCAGGGATGTCTCGGTCATTCCATAGTTCTCTGCCATACAAAATCCTCCATTATATTATATTGAACCTAACACGCTTTTTACCTATATCCTGCGCCCAACTTCACCTGCACTCCACACAACACTTCAAACCCCGTTTAATTTTCGCAGAACCCCGTTTAAAACCGTTTAAACCTTTTTCAGCGTCCAATGCGTTGAAAAAACCACAGAGGCTGCTAACGGCCTTGTTTGGGGTTAATGCTCTCCGCTATCGACTTGCCCAGGGCTGCGTACTGGTCTGATGGTCCTTCAGGGGTAATTCTGCCATGGGTCATCAGCTCAGAAAACTCTGCCATAACCGGATGCGCTGCGAGCTGTTTTTTGAATGCTTCAAGTGCCGACACCTGGACGACTCCAGTCGGCTCAGAAAACTCCACCATTTTTGTTTCATCCAGCGATTCGAGAATCATGACGGTTTGATCTTTTGCGTCGGCAACCAACCGGCCTTCACGAATCAGATTGTCGCAAAACTCAACCAGTGCTTTTTTCTTTGTGGCAGCAAGCGCATTTGACAACTCTGTTTTCAGGGTTGTGTTTTCAGTTTCGAGTGTAGTTACTTTTTGAGAAAACTCAGCAACCTTTGCAGTGAGTTCGTCAATTTGCTTCTGAAGATCCATATCGGGCTCCTCTGTTGAAAATTCACCTGTGATAAAATTTGTACTGGATTCGGGTGGCGGGTCCTGTGTCAGATCATCAATCTCCCAATCTGATATCAACTGATTGGCAGCATCAATACCATCGGTTGCAATTTTTTCCTCACGAATCCTGCGCATGATACGGGCCAGCATTGCGATACGACGAACCAGCCAGTTTTCACGCGGTGACGAAAACTCTGCAATGCCAAGCCACGTTTTTGCAGATTCGGTGCAATCTACTGACTGCACAGTTTCAGGCGCCGCAGAAAACTCAACCGCTGTGATTCGTTCGAGCCCCTTAATAGCAGGGGCCTGTGCACCCAGAAACGCTACGTGATCAAGAGTGTTATTAACCAGGTTAATTCCGGCAGATACATTATTATACATACCTTTATTAACCATCTCGGCAAATTCAGCTACCAATGTACCTGGCTTGAACAGGAGCTTATCGTTTTCAAACTTCAATCCATCCACCCGACCCCAAGCTGGTTCTTTTGCTGATCGTGGGTGTCCGACAGTGATCGGTGCCGCGTAGTTTGGTGCGTTATAATTATTTGCTACTTTTTGGAGTAACTCTTTTGTAAGATTGACTACCTGACCAGCTCTATCCTTGAATGTTCCGACTTTTGCTAATTCATACCAGGCCATTTAAAATCCTTTGTCATTATCTTATTTTTAGCTCTTCACCCTTGATACTTAAAATCTACCACACAACACACTGAAAAAAATCTGGACCCCGTTCCGCAAAGTTTTAGCCGCTGCAAGTGGTAGCTTTACTGTATACTGCGCATGGCGCAGTCAGGCAAATGTTACACACCAACCAGGGAGAAACATTGGATCTGGGCTTAATGGGAGTAAAACAACTGTTTGCATTGAATCTGGTGACTGCGGCTTCAATACTTCTAATATGGTACCTCACCCACAAGGCAGAAAACGCGAAGTGGAAGCAGCAGCGCGAGGACGAAAAAACGGAAAGAGAAGCAGATCGTACGGAACGAGAAAAAGCATCAAAAGCAGATCAATACGAACGAGAACGCCAGGCCGTAGAACATATGGAGAAGTGGCGCTCAATGCTCGTTCAACACCACGATGAAACCGACCGTCTCATAAAACACCATGCCGCAGAGAACGATCGTGCATACAGGTTATTAGACCGTCAGACACAAGTAAATGAATTACACGCATCATTACTACAGCTGATCACAGCAAAGATGGACCAACGGTCCTATTGTCCAATCAATCACAACCAGAAGGAGCTTCACTGATGTCCGAGATCCTGCAAATGCGAGGCAGACTCGCTACCGCCCAAAAAGAATATGACAACCTTGACATTTTGGTAAGTGGCGATGTCATTCAAGTACGCCAGCTTATCAGTCCCTACGAGGAAGACTGCACAAAGTTGCCGGTCGATGAGGCTTTTGCAGCTATGGAACGGCTTAAAAAGAATGTCCACCGCATGCGGGAACTGCTCACTCAAATCAACAAGCTCCGCGAGGCTTTAGGCGAATGAGTAAAATCCAGGAGCACTACGAAGATGCTGAGCGCTGCTACGTGTCTGAAAACATGTCCTTTGAGGAGATCGCCTCCCGATTTTCTTTATCAGAGAAAACGGTGCGACTATGGGCTGATAAAGGAAATTGGCGCGATAGAAAAAAATCTTTTATGTCACAGCGCGAGTCTCTTGAAGAAAAGCTTCGTACCTTTGTTGATAAGCTTATGGACACAATTCTCGATGACTGGAATAATGGCCGTCAGGTTGATCCTGGACGCATGTATGCGTTCAATAACCTTATCGGAAAACTTGAAAAAGTGCAAAAGTATGAAGCGAATGCTGCAAAACCTGAGGATGATTCCACTAAAAAAGCTGATCCGGAAGCACTCGCAGAGCGCGTGCGGGAAGTGCTGGGACTAAACAGATGAGTTCAAACGACGGTTATTTCCTCCCTTACCAGATTAAATATCTGAACGATCATGCCAGGTACAAGATCGTCGAGAAGTCCCGGCGTATCGGGGGCACCTACATGCAGAGTTATGAGGATGTTGAGGATGTCGTTCTCAAGCGCCAATACACTCCAAGCAGACCTGTTGAAAAAGTGTACTTTGCATCCAAGGATGAGGAAGCCGGTAAAGAATACATCGATTATTGCTCATACTGGCTCAAGGTTTTCAATGCTGCAGCCTCAAAACCGTATGATGAGGTTTTAGACGAAAAAGAGGGAGTAACTGCAAAAGTAATTAAGCTCAAAGAAGGCCAGAAAATTATTTCTCTCTCTTCTTCGCCTACAGCTTTTAACTCAAAGGGTGGCAAGATTGTCTGGGATGAAGCTGCTCTGCACAAAAATCAGCAATCAATGTGGTCCGGGGCTCAACCTGCTGCGCTTTGGGGTTATCCAATACGTATCTTGTCGACTCATAAGGGTAAGAAAACCCTGTTTTACCAGTTTGTACAGGATACCGCACGGGGTAAAACCGGATGGTCTTTACACAAAATTCCTATCCAGGTGGCCGTTGCAGATGGCCTGGTTGATAAGATCTATGGCAGGCCAACTACAGAAGAAGAACGACAGGCATGGCTGGAAGAAACCCGGCGCAACTGCCGTCTCGAAGAGATCTGGCAGGAGGATTTCTGTTGCAATCCGCAGGATTCAACAACTGCTTATTTACCGTATGAACTACTGGCAACCGTCGAAAAACCAGATGTATTGGTACCGTTTGGTCAATTGCAGTTTCTCCCTGGTGATTTGTATGCAGGCTGGGACGTTGCCCGTAAAAAAGATTTATCCGTCTTCCATATAATACAGCGCATCGGCCCTCTCAGAATCAGCCGGTTTATAAAACGGTTCGAAAATACCAGATTTGCTGTGCAAAACACATTTCTTGACACGGCTTTAAAGTTGCCGAACTTGCGCAGGCTCTGTATTGATCAAACCGGTATGGGGTTGCCGCTTACTGAACGAGCCCAGGAGAAGCACGGCACCTACCGGGTTGAAGGGGTTACTATGACCAATTCCTGCAAAGAGCAACTGGCCATAGATGCTAAAAACTGTATCGAAGATCTCCGTGCGGTTATCCCTGATGATGAAACCATCCGTGAGTCTTTTCATGCAATACAGAAAGAAACAACTGCTGCTGGTAATGTCCGGTACGATGCTGAGCGCACCGATGCAACCGGCCATGCTGACGATTTCTGGGCATGGGCACTGGCGATACATGCAGCCAAAGGCGAGGGTGGAATTCCATGGGCTGCATCAGCGCCATTAGGTGCGGATACAACAGGATTGTCAGCTTTTACAGGCGAAAACTACCGGGGCCTGATCACAAAATACTGAGGATTATTATGAAAAAACTGTGGTTGTCTGAAAATAAGTTTGTCGAATTATCCGAGCCTTTGGATAGCCTGTCCACTGAGATCTCAACCCGCGAACGGGTCGGCGAAATCTGGGCATCATTCTTTGGAACCATCGAAAATCCTGATCCCGTTTTGCGACGGACCGGGCAATCTATTGCTGCTTTCGATGAGATCCGGCGTGATCCTCAAGTGTCTACGTGTATCACCGGACGCCAGGCAGGTGTACAAAAACTTAAGTGGCGCATTGAGCAGAATGATGCCTCTGAGAAGGCCGTTGAGGTTATAACTGACATTTTTAAATCATTTAAAATGCATTCACTGCTGCGTGAAACTATGAATGCAGTGTTTTACGGGTATGAAGTCCAGGAGGTTGTCTGGGCTGTAATTGACGGGTATGTTGTACCTGTCAAAATTGAGGAAAAACCGCATGAATGGTTTGCCTTTGATTACATGAATATCCTGCAACGGCGCGAAGCTGGTTTTGATAACTGGGTTAATACGGAGCCCCGTAAATTTTTACTGACTCGTAATAATGCCACTTACAAAAACCCTTACGGTGAAGGGTTGCTTTCAATGTGTTTCTGGCCTGTCACCTTTAAAAAAGGCGGCATAAAGTTTTGGGCTGTATTCCTCGAAAAGTTCGGAATGCCCCATGCAATTGGTAAGCTGCCCAGAGGAGCAAGCCATACCGATCGCAGCACACTCCTGTCTGCTTTAAATCGTATGGTCCGTGATGCTTGTGCGGTTTTCCCCGATGATAGCTCGGTTGAACTTGTTGAATCTATGGCAAAGGGTGCCTCCAGTGATTTGTATGAAAAGCATGCAAAATATCACGATGGGGAAATATCTAAAGTAATACTCGGACACAGTGCTGCAGCCGATGCGACACCAGGGCGGTTGGGCGGCGAAGACAGTTCGTTAACGGTTCGTGAAGACCTCGTTGACAGCGATTGCACGCTGGTTACAGAGACTTTTAACGAGCTTATAAAGTGGATCCACGAGCTGAACCCGACACTGGGTAAAGAACTGCCTACCTTTGTGCTCTATGAAAAAGAGAACGTCGATACGACACTGGCAGAGCGTGATGATATCATCGGTCGCAACGGGAAAGTCCGATTTACCAAAAAATACTACATCAGGGCGTATGGTTACACTGATGATGACATCATTGTTGATGAAACAGCGACCCCTGCACAGGCGCAATTTTCTGAACCAGATCCGATTGCCAGTGCTGGAAATGCTCTTGAGGCACTTATCAGTGCTGTCCCGAATTCTGAATTACAAACACAGATGGAGAACATCCTCAAACCAATATTTGAGCTGCGAGACACCTGTTCTTCCTTTGAAGAATTCAGAGAAGGGCTTTTTGAATTGTATCCAGAAATGGATACATCGGGCGTTGAAAAAATAATGGAAAACTCCGGGCTGCTCAGTGCAGTTTGGGGAAGATTAAACAGCATAGAATAAGGGATGTCAAAATGAATATACCAATCGGCTACGTTTATGGATCAGACAGTATGTACCTGTTGCTAAAAACTGACAGTAAGGTACAGGCAAAAAACTGGGTCGAAAGCTTTTTGAGTACTCGGCCCAAAGCAGGAAAATTCGTAAGATTCATTCTCGGGTTAGACACTGAAGTCGGAACACTGAGACAAACAATTAAAAACAACTTGTATATACAGGTTATTCCGAATGTTGGAATAGTTTTGGAGGTCGATCGTTGTATTGCAGAGGAAGCCGGAGAAGAGCTAGTACAGTGGCTGGGTGGCGCGAGTGCTACCGTAAAAAACAGTGTTGACATACTCACTCGTGAGCAGGCTGCAGCTCTTGGGGGTAGTGTAAATGGGTAACTATTTTTTAGATAATCTAGCGAGTAAAACTGTTTTTGGTTTACTACCCGCATGTTCGCTTGAGAGCAGCGATGCAGCAACAGGAAAATCCTACCTTTACAATGGTGGACAATACCCGGCTGATGGTATTGTGGCGACCCGTACAAACATGGGTACTGGATACGGGTTCAAGAAAAATGTGCAAGCGGAACGGTTTGATGGTGTTAATGACCATATCAATCTAGGAACAAACATTGGGAATCTTTCAAGTAATAAATTTACTTTTTGTGTTTGGATTAACCCTGCTGCACTCAATAGTACCACCCCTTTGTTTTATAAGGGGACTGGCACGTCTACCCGCCTCCAACTTAGTATTGACACTGCTAATAACCTGTATATTTATATCAACGCTGGTACAAACTCAGCGTATATCTCAGCTAACGAGCTGATAGCTAATGAGTGGAACCACATTGCGATAATGTACAATGCTGGTATGATGACTGGGTACATCAATGGACAGAATAAAAGTGTAGTCATTACTGGAGCTGGTTTACCAAGTATACTACCTGATCTTAGTAGTTATAACGCACTTATAGGAGCCAGTTCATTATCATATTTTAATGGGTATATAAAAAGCATCTTGTTTTCTAATAATGTCTTTACTGCGAGCGATATTACAAACCTTTACGCCCTTGGCCCAGATCTAGGCGGCCTCCGTTTAACCTCTACTGGAGAATTGGTTGAAAAAAGTTCTCTTGTTTTTAATGGTTCAAATGTGATATTTGGTTTACTGCCATACAGTATGAAAAACGGCTATAACCCTAACGGCTTCAACACTGGAAAAATCCCGGTTTACCAACCAAATGGAGGGCCTTTAACTGCAACATTAACCAATATGCTGAGCGGTTACGGGTATAGGTCAACCTATGGTGATTTGAATTTTGATGGAACCAATGACTCCGTTGTAATGTCTGGTGGGGTGACATCTGGGAAGTCAGAGGTGAGCATCCATGTCGTTTTTACATTGGCAAGCATACTTGACCAAACCATCTATTACGAATCGACTTCTACTGCTGGCTACTCTCGCTTTGGGCTGTACCTATCTGGTGGAAAGTTAAGCTTGGTTACGCGGGATAGCAACATAGGCAGTCCAATCTCTGTAGCAACAGTGAACAACTTGGCAATAAACACCAAATACGCTGCGACAGTTACTTTTTCTTCTTTGTCTAACGAGACAAAAATATACTTGAATGGAGTTTTGGTTGTTACAAACACCACTCCTAGAGGGCCGATTTGGGCAGGCGCATACGCTGATAGTGTCAGTGTCGGGATCTTTAGAACCACTATACCATTAAATGGCCAAATAAGCACGCTGTTACTATTTGATAAAGCCCTGACACTTGATGAGGTTAAATTGCTGCACAATCTTGGTTCAGATCTAAATAACTTACGAATGAAGGCCGATGGGACTTTGCAAGAACCAGCCAAGTTTGTCAGTGTTTCTCCACTCCCGACTGGCTGGTATCGTTGGAGCGATGCTGTACTTGATGGGGCATCATCACGGGTTGCACAGTTGCCAAACAGATCTCGTGGAATTGTTTTTTCACAAACGGTTGCAGATCAAATGCCCCTAATCAATTACGCTAAAAAATCTATTCAGTTTGACGGAGTTAATGACGGTCTATTGTCGGTGGGACTTGAATCAGAGCTTATTAGTGCAGACGCCTACACCATATTCCTTGTTGCTACCGTAAATCAGGCACGTCTTGCAGAAAATACCGCATCGCCGTGGAATATCGAAGCATTGCTCACAGATCATGCATCGGGGTGTTACTTTCACATGTCTGTTGCATCGAATGCCAAAATTGGCTTACATTGTTGGGATAGTGCAACAAAATACCTCAACGCTCCAATTGATTTAGGTGATCGAGTTATTTACGCGTTCTCACATGGTTATGGTAAATTGACAATAAAAAATATTGCAACTGGTGAAGCTGCCGTGTTACAAGGGGTTGCCGATCAATCTGTTTTGGCTAACCCATTGTACATGGGTAGAGGGAAACTCACCTATACAGATTGCGAAATCAGTGAGTTAGTGTTTTTTAATACAGTTCTGACTGACAGTGAGATTGTGTCCGTGGAGAAATACCTTATTAGTAGGTATTTTCGCCGCCGTGCTCAGAACCGATTTACCAACACTCAAATTCGTTACGGATTTTAACTTTTAACCTATAAGGCTATCTCATGAAAAGACACGTTACCGCAGGCAACATCCATACGATTCAACAGGCTTCCGGTCATTTTAAAGGCTGGGAGATTGAATTTGATGCAACGACGAAACTCTGGCGAGTAGTCGACCAGGCTGGGAATCCGGAAACCGCAAAGGGGTTGCAATCAAAGATTGACGGCACACTTATGGTGCATCTGGTTGATGATTTTAGCGACAACGATCTTTTGCCCGAACAGATGGTGTTCTGTCCCATTCCAGTTCATGCCAATGTTCAGGATGGCTATCTATTTGACTACATTCTGGAAACCGGATCCACCGCAGAACTTTTCACTGAACCAAACCTTCTGATCTGGTTATAAAATGGGGGCCACCGGAACACGACTCTCATTGGGTGAAGAGGGCATTTTAGCCGATGCCTTTCACCTTAAACCTGCTGCAGCTATTGAATACCTGCGTCAAAAAGGTAATGCCATTACATGGGATTGGCATGAGATGTGGCAGCAGGCGCACCAGCGCTCGTTTACGGTGGCAAAAGTGATGCGCATGGATATCTTACAGGATATTCGTGACATGGTCGACAAAGCAACTGATGAGGGTTGGTCGTTCGGTAAATTCAAAAGCCAACTGGAACCGCAGTTAAAAGCAAAAGGATGGTGGGGTAAGCAGGAAATAGTCGATAAAGACACCGGTGAAGTGACAGATATTCAGCTTGGTTCACCACGGCGTCTCAAAACTATTTACGATACGAATCTGCGCACTCAGTATGCTGTTGGTCAGTGGGATGGCCAGTATAAGAACCGTAAAAACAGGCCATACCTGGAGTTTTTAGCTGTTATCGATGACCGGACCAGTGATAAATGCCGCGCACTGCATCATGTCGTTTTACCTATTGATGATCCCGTTATCGATAGGATCTACCCGCCAAACCATTTCCATTGCAGGCTGCGGACCAGAACATTATCCCAGACAGAAGTAGAGAGAAGAGGCTTAACAGTAGATTCTTCTGAGGGACGCATTGTTGAAAAAGAGGTGGATGCCGGCGGGAAGAAAGTAAAGGTTACCGGCTATAAAACTGGCCATACTGACAGCTACGGAAATCCGGTTGTTTACTGGACCGAACCTGGTTGGGATTATAATCCCGGGCGAGTTTCATACCAGCCCGATCTGACAAAAAAAGATCTGGCACTCGCAAGAAGGTATGTCCAGACAGCCATAAATGGCCCTGATTTTACTGCATTTTTCAAAGCGAAAGGTGCAATACACGGCACGTATCCGGTTGCAGTTCTGCCTGATGCTTATAAAAATGCGATCGGTGCAACGACAAATATTGTCGGCCTTTCAGCAGAAACCCTGAAAAAAAACGTGGTGAAGCATCCTGAGCTTAGTATAGAAGATTACCAATTTCTGCAGAATATCATTGAAAAAGCCCAGATTATCATTCAGGATGGCGATACGACGATGGTTTTCATACGCCGTTCAGGTAAGGTGTATCATGCTGCAATCAAGGCTACAAAAACAGGAAAGGGACTGTTTTTAACATCACTGCGGCTAACCAATGAAGAAGCAATTAGCGAAGCAAAGAAAAAAGGGAAAATTGTACGGGGAAGTAAATAAGCTCCGGGTGAGGACCCCCATTTCCCTCACATCGCGATCCGGTAGCGTGGCGCTATCGTCCTACGGCCGGGGGATTCACCGTGTCGCCGGAGCTTACTGTAAATATACGGTTATCTTTGGTTAAAAATCAATACCAATAGTTCGAAAGCTGTTTTTATGCTAAATCAAAAAACATTCCATACACCGGTTACCACACCCGATGAGGCTGATGATGAAAATGTCTACATCCCGCAATTCACCGAAGAAGATAAAGATGAGTTCTTCGAAAGAAAAACCGGATATCAGGCAGGTTGGTGATCCGTGCCCAACATGTGGATCAATGTATCGCAGGGGTGATCTGTGCAACATTTGTAACACTATTGCTCCCTATAAAGAACCTGCTGGAGTATCCTTTTCCCTGGCAGGAAGGCAATCAAAGGGACGGATCTGGGACAATAAGCTTCACAAGTATGTTTTGGAAAAGAGGTGAGGACTATGAGAAGACAGATGTAAAAAAAGAGCGAGCAAACGGAGGTCGGCCAACCCCCGTCAACCCACGTCGCAAGTGGATTACAGTAGAAACTGCTGCTCGCCTATCCGAGCACAACAACAAGGTTACACAACAATGAATAGCCCATTATGCTATGTCGGTGGAAAATCAAAGCTTTCTAAAATAATTTGCGACCTGATCCCTGCGCACAAAACCTATTGCGAAGTGTTCGCAGGTGCAGCCTGGGTGTTTTTTAGAAAAGAGTATTCAAAATATGAAGTTATTAATGATAAAGATGGCGATTTAATTACGTTTTATCGGGTAGTACAGAACCATTTAGAAGAGTTTTTACGCCAGTTCAGGTGGCTGTTATCATCAAGAGAAATCTGGAATGATTTTAAGCGCCAGGCTGAGGCCGGTGGTTTAACAGATATTCAACGCGCTGCGCGTTATTACTATTTACAGCGGATGTGCTTTGGTGGTCGGGTACGAGGCAGAACCTTTGGTGTGAGCCCGGAGCGCCCTCCCAGGATTAATTTGCTGCGACTGGAAGAAGAAATGTCAGACATTCATCTACGCCTGGTAAATGTTTTAATTGAAAATCTTGATTACTCCGAGTTGCTTAAAAAATATGATAAACCGGAAACTTTTTTCTATCTGGATCCACCTTACTATAAATCCCCGGTTTACGTCCATAATTTTACTGCACTCTCTGATTTTAAAGCATTATCCGATGCCTTAAAACTGGTTAATGGGAAATTCATTCTCAGCCTGAATGATCATGCTGATATTCGAGAGGTTTTTTCAGATTTTAACATCAAGCCTGTAGCTGTAGCGTACAGTGTCAACAGTAAGAAGTCGACCATCGGAAAAGAACTTTTAATAAGTAACTTTAGTAAGGTTTATTGAGCAATGCCTGATATCCATTATGCCTGCAAAGAAAAAACAAAATATGTCTCGTTCGTAAAAGCTGAATTGCGCTGCAAAACAATCAAGCGCAGGACCAAACGGGCACATATACTGCACCCTTACCGGTGTAAACATTGCAGCTTCTGGCATATCGGGCATGGTAAAAACTATCCAGTAACTATAACAAAGGACTAAGCTTTGAATAATTACATAACTATTAACAACCAGAAAATCACCTGGGCGACAATTATGAAAGTACGCTCCATGTTTGGTGGTGACTGGGATGAGACCATGGACGCATTCTGGAAGGCCAGAAATGCAAATGGCTACAACGGTGTTGTCAAATATGTCATGCGTGGATTCATACAGAACGATAAAGGCATCAGATATATCACCTTGCCGAGTAAAGAGCGTGAAAACGGCAAAATGGAATCTATTCGAGCATGGTGGAATTCACTCTATACAAGAAGCCCAAGAACGCAGGTGATGTCGATTAAGGATATCTTTTCAGCTATTGCCGCAGGAGATGAAAAGTGATAAAACACAAGCTCGATGATGCTGCGTTTTCAGATCGTCTGCGGCTGATAAAAAAACAAAGCGGTAATCTGGCGGCGCCACTCGAAGAATGTGCAGAAATTGTGGTTTCCTCAATTGAACAGAATTTTGAATCTGAGGGAAGGTTTTCTGCTGCTGGGTCTTGGCGGGGTGGAACAAACCGCTGGAGCAAATCCGGAGCAGCAAAAGGGCGCAATGGCATGACACTTTCTGATACTGGTCAACTTCGCGCATCTATCACAAAACGTGTTGCAAATGATAACGCTGAAATCGGGACAAATAAAGAGTATGCTGCGGTCCATAATTTCGGCATAGATGCTTCTGTTAATGTTAAAGAACACCAGAGGAAAACCAAGTCCGGGAAAAGCGCTACAGTCAGGGCTCACACTCGACACATGCGGTTTCCTGCACGGCCCTTTATGGTGGTACAAGATAGCGACACAGAGGAAATGCTGGATGTTTTAGATAAGCACATTATGCAATAAAATTCAAGCGCTGGAGTGAGATCCCCGTAAGGGTTCTCCCCGGAGTTCCGGTCTTAGACCTCCAGCGCTTTATTCTATACAGGAGCCATTTATGATTTTTAGGGAGCTAACAATTAGTAAAAAGAACCAAAAATTAGTCTGGACAGTCGTACCAATAATCGACAAAACCGCTAAACATCATGCCGGAGAAATCGCCAAAAAGTATTACGCGCTGCGACCACATGCACGGCCTGCTATGGTTAATGTACGAGACTATGGAAACGGTCAGGCGATCGCGCTCGCATTGGCTGAAAAAGGGCTTCCGGTTACACTTACAGACAAGGATAAAAAGCCACTGTTAAGGCTCAAGCGCAGAGGCTTAATTGAAGACATTGTCATGCGCCTATTTGGATACTGAGAAGTACGTTCTTTGACATTCCTCTAGTTCTCTGAATAATTGGTTATTTCTTTTGTTTTTATAACCTGTTTTTTTCCTTCTGCATCAATAATTATCGTGTACACTTCGTTTGAGAGATCAATAATCCCGTTGTACAGCATACCACTAGTTGTACTAATTTGGCAAAGCGCTCCTGGTTTTATTGTGAAAGTTCTAGCATCTGGAACCATTATTTTCCTAGAGTCAGAATCAATGGTATCAACGAACTCGACAATTTCACCTGACATGTAAATTTTATCTTTGTAATAGAACGGGAAAAAGCCATTCCTAGCCTTGTCGATGGTAAAATTAATGATAGCCCTTGATTGACCATACACTTTTGCCTTTGCCATCAGCTCTTCTCTAGCAATCGTATATAAGTTCTGGTTATTCTTCGTAATAAAGAATACGTACTGTGCATCAGCATACCCAGCTACAGAACCAATCACTTTAAACTTATTCGACGACAATATTACATTCGTGTTTGCACTTGGTCCTAGATAACTGTTTTGGTAATAAGTGCACGATAAAAACAGCATGGTTATTATAATTATACTAGTAATTCTCATAAAGTATCCTCCGTTTATAAATACTTTAATGTTTTGCGTAATATTTTGATTTCTTCAACCAATTCATCTGTATTACCGACTCCATTAGCCATGTCCATTGTCTTTTTCAATGCTAGTTCTGTAATACTCTGTTTTGCTTCGGCTCGCTCCAGCATTTCTTCATTAGAATATTTATTCGATGATGGTGCGCGTTCACCGGTAAGCAGCCAATGAAGATCTATGTTCTTGGATTTTTCAAATACAAGTTTGTAATCAGGAGAGTTTGTTTTTTTCCAGCCATTTAATGATTGTGGCGTAATACCAAAGAATCTAGCTGTTTCTGCATCGCTTTTTTGCCCAAACTGTGCCTGAATCCTTTTTAGAATATCAGGAAAAAAGATATCCATATAAATTTCCTATTGACTTTCATAAGGCATAGCCTTATATTTATACTATTAATACTTATGTTTAATAAATTACCTTCTAAAAGGAGACTGTCATGTTACGTAAAAAGTTATTCTATCTTTGCCTTTCTGCTAACGATGTATCAATGCGTCAGTTTGCTGTTAGTATTGGTTGTACCCCCACATGGTTATGCGACAATCTATCTGGGAAAGTGAAATTGAATGAAAAAATTCGTAAGGTTGTCGATGAATATATCGCCAACAATTTGCATTGCATTAAGGATCTGTTGCGCCAGTATGAACTGGCTGCATAGTGCTACTTATAATATAAGTATATCACTTATGTTTTTAAAACATTTCAAAATAATTAAATAGCATTTAAAAGCTTTTAAAATACCTTAAAAAAAGTAACTAATGGGAATTAAAAATGAAAATCAACAAGTATGGTCCTCTACAGTCGTCTGAATACCGCAAGTATTTGGCAGGTCCATACTATATAAAAGTGACCATGGTCAGTATTGTCACTATCTCTGCTTTTTCACAGGTAAATAAATATGACTTCTGAACAGATTTGGCTGAAATTAAAGGATGTAGAAAAACTGGGGATACATACCAGGACTCTCAATCGAAAATGTGTAAATGGGACTTTTGTTTGTAGAAAAGTTCCAAGCCCTGGTAAAAAAGGTTTTACTTATGAGATACTGCTCGATTCTCTTCCACAAGACTGTAAAAAAATGTATGTATCCCAATTGGCCGCTAAACCTGAGGAAACAACAGTAAAAAGCTACCTAGTCAAAACTGATGCAGACGTCTCTGATCCTGAAACAGAAGCCTTACTTATAAGTTCCATGAAAGAATGGGAAAGGCAGTACGTAAAAAATTTTTTATTTGTTTATGAGGTAACCAAGACAATAAAAACCAAGTCACAACTCGAATTTTTCCTCGATAATTATGCACAGAAAAACCCTGAGTGCACCTGGTCTTCGTATAAATCATTCATGCGCCTAAAAAAAATCTACGAAGATTCAGGATTTACTGTAAATGCCATTAGACCTAAGTGGGGCAAGCGTGAATCGACTGTTAACGATGAGTGGAGCACACTTTTTGAAAATGAATATCTAAATCAGCGCCAACCAAGTTCATATTCTTGTTGGAAAAATGTGCTAGGCGCAATTAAACGCGAAGACCCCACATTTGATATTTCACAATTTCCATCACATATGTCATTCATGCGAAAACTGAAAAGTAAATTCTCAGAAAGTTCTATTTTCTACATGCGCAATGGCCTTGCAAAATGGAAGGCAAAATACGGCTACCATATTAGCAGGCACTATGATGATATTTTATGCGGCGAAGTTTGGGTGTCTGATCATGTTCAATCTGATGTGTCAGTTGAAACAGCTGATGGTAGAACTCATTTCATGTGGATCACAGTCTGGATTGATGTTAAAAGTCAAAAATGGTTAGGTTGGGATGTTCATATTGAGGCTCCAAAATCCGACCACATTTTCACTGCTTTTTATAGAGCAGCCAAAAGATATGGTATTCCATCCGATGTGATTATTGATAATGGTAAAGATTATCGCTCAAAAGCTCTTTCTGGAGGAAGAGTAATAAACACCTGGCACAAGATGCAGGTTGATGAAAAGCTTTCAATATCACTTTTTACAGACCTTAAAATAACTGTTCATTTTGCTTGGCCCTATAATCCTGAGTCTAAAATATGCGAACGCACATTCAGTAAAGTCAACGCAGGGTTTTCACGTCACAATATTGGTTATCGTGGACCAAACATTACAAAAAGGCCAGATAATTTAAAAGATGATATTAATGCAGGGAAAGTTTGGAAAATTCATGAATTTGAAGAGGTTTTTGATCGTTATATCACTGAAGTATACAACAGAGAACAATCTACAGGAAAAGTTCTGCGTGGTAAATGTCCTGACGAACTATTCAATATAGAGTGGCCGCAGGCAATCCAAGAACAGCGTTGTTATCAAATTAGTCCTGAAGCATTGAAAATGTTCTGCTCACCACTTTCTGTCCCTATAAAAATTAGAAAGTCAGTTGTTGAAGACTCGAAGCTTGAGATCCGCTATTATGCACCTTGGATGGTTTCAGCAAATGGCAAAGTGGTGCGAATGAGAAGAGACCCAAAAGATTACAGTGTCGCCTGGTTCTGGGAAGATAATACTGGTAGTTATCTTGGAACTGCAGAACTTGATGGTAACGTATCTGCAATGGCAAGAACGCCAGTTCAAAGAGAGCAACTTGAAGAAGCTATACGCCGCAAACGATTTGTCGAAAGATCAGTAAAGAAAATTGCAAAAACTGTGGCCGGTACAAATAATGCCGATTACATCGAAAACAGGATTGCTGGTGTGAAAGCTCTTAATGATGCTCGCGGCTTTACAGATGCTGATCCAAAAACAACAGAAATTTATATGGCTACATCGATGGACAAGATTATTACAGAGCATAAGAGGAAAGTTGCCAACAACTACGATTATTCATTAGAAGCTGATATGTCAGAGAAGAAAGACCCTCTGGACGATCTTGACTTATACGGAGTTAAAGCAGCTGGTTTTTAATAAAAAAGGGAGTGAAGTAGAAGTTCACTCCCCATCTCAACCCCTTTTAAAGGAGTCTCTCATGACACTGCAACAGCAGTTACAAAAACACATGCAGGTAACCGGTATAAGTGCCACGAAAATCGCATCTGATATCGGGTATTCATCAGCCCTTATCAGCCAGTGGCTCAGAGGACTGTATAAAGGAAATATAGAAGGTATTGACAATGCGGTCAAATCTTATTTATCGCTCCAAAATGAAAAGTCATCATTAAAATCTGTTGAAATTCCATTTTGCCAGGTCACAAATGCCAAAATAGTTTTCGGGATGCTTAGAAGAGCGCAAATCGATCATAAAATAGTACTCATAACCAGCGAATCTGGTTACGGAAAAACAGAGTCTCTCAAAGAGTATGCAAGGAGAAACTCTGGTGCGATTCTAATCGAAACAGATTCTACATTTACCAGTAAAATTCTAATCTCTTACTTACATAAAACATTAGGCTATGGTGGACATGGAACAAAGCATTCCATGTTTCAGGAAATTATCCTGTCGCTAACTGGTTCAAATAGAGTAATCATTATAGATGAAGCAGATCGACTAACATATGATTCACTCGAACTCCTTCGCAGGCTTCATGATAAAACTGGAATAGGAATCGCGTTGGCTGGGGCACCTGTTTTGGTCGAAAACATTCGCGGGTCGCGTGGTGAATTCGCTCAGCTTTACACCCGTATCGGTGGTCATGCTCAACTCAAGCCTATTACTGAGCACGATGCAGAGCTCATGATTAAAGCCCACTTACCAGAGGCAAATGGAATATGTAAAAACTACTATTCGTTCTGTCAGAAGAACGGAAGAACTCTGTATATGTTGGTTTACAATACCATTAGAGTTTCACAGGATAATAATGTTGAAATAACACCTGCGTTGATTGAAAAATGCGCAGGAATGCTGGCGATTTGAGGTGGATATGATTAACAAAATATTCTACTTCTGCATTTTTTTGCTCTGTATCGTTTTAGTCTGGACGTGTTATTCAGTAACTGTTGCAGCAAATAATTTTTTTGATAATAAGTTTACTACGTTTGCATTTAGTTGTACTTGGTTGTTTTCAATTCTAATACTGCTAGTGTTAATAGGCATTGATTTGAGGGTAAGAAAATGATAACACAACGCCAAATCAAAGCTATACATGCTTTGAAAAACAAAGTGAAAATGAGTGATGATCTATATCGCCACTTTTTACAGAGTAACTATGGTGTTTCGTCATCAAAAAATCTCTCTTATGAAAATGCAAAATCAGCAATTGATAACATGGTTACACTAGCATACCAGATGGGGATCATTCAACCGAATGATCCTCCTGGCATGGCAACAAAAAAGCAACAGGCGATGTTAATTGGGTTATGGAAAAAAGTATCTAATGCGCCTGATGATAAAAAATTATCTGCATTTGATACGTTTATAAGAAATCGATTTGGAGTGGGTGCACTGCGCTGGTTACCAAAAGAAATGGTAAGTAAAATTCGTCATACGTTAATAGCTATGCAAAAGGAGAAATCATGTCGGTAACAATTTCTAAAAATGTAGGCCCAATTCCTGTTATGCCACATAAACCAGAACTTGTACTGGCTACAGTGGTATTTAATCCGTTTGAGGGTCGATTGTCAGTTAATTTTGACAATACTTCATTGGATGATGCAGTCACGCTGCTCACAAGAGCGATGTTAATTTTGTCATCTAAAACAGATGACATCGTAGTTGTTAGGAAAAAAGATTCACAAGATACTAATTCACCTGTTCCGGAGGTTGTAAATGGTTAAGGCTGTACCAAAAGGGTATATGCAGGATTCTCAGGGGCGATTAGTCCCCGAGGAATGCGTTAAAGATATTGAAAGACTCAGAGATACTCTCGTTCGTGAAATCATTTCTAAAGCGAATGATTTGTCTAAAAAATTAGCTGATTTCAAGACACAGGCAATGAGTGACATTAATGCATTTGTGTCATTATCTGCTGAGAAGTACGGCGTAAAAATGGGTGGTCAGAAGGGTAATTTATCACTTTTGACATATGATGGAGAATACAGGCTAATCGTTGCAATTGCTGATACCCTGGTATTTGACGAGCGTCTTCAAGCTGCTAAAGAATTGATAGATGAATGCCTTCGTGATTGGTCTGAAGATTCTCGTGTGGAGCTTAAGACTGTTCTTAATGGCACTTTTGACGTAGATAAAACGGGCAATGTTAATACTAAACGCATCCTAAGTTTGCGTAAACTTGAGATTAATGATGAACGTTGGAAGAGAGCTATGGAGGCAATTAGCGATTCACTTACAGTGGCAGGATCAAAGGCATACATTAGAGTTTACCAGCGTACTGATAATGGCGAGTACAAGCAAATAAACCTTGATCTAGCATCATTATAGGAGGACATATGGTAAGAATGATGCGCGATTCAAAAAAACAAATGGTTTATGATTGGAATGAAAATTACAGAGTGGGTCAAAGGGTATCTGTTCGTAAAGACGACAAATCCACTGTTGAAACGGTTACACGATCACCAGCGACACTTCTAGGCGGACACACTCCGGTTATATGGTTGGAAGGTATAACTGGCTGCTATGCGCTCGATCGAGTAACAGCTTTAAACTGAAGCGAAATCCCAGGACTTTCCTGGGATCATACTAGCGTGGTGACTAGTATCTGACGAGCAACCACAAAATGGGAGGGTTTATGAATTACACAAAAGAGCAGTGGGAAGTCATTAAAAAGTGTGCAACATCCATGTATAGCCATGTGATTCTTCAATGTGATGATTACAAAGTTCACATTAATGCTGTTCGGGTATCTGAATTAAAATTGGCCTTAATGGTTCATGTGAATGGTGAATTTAAAGGTATATGGATGGATCCTAAAAAAACTGAATTTACAGAAATTCAAACTAGGTTTTTAAGACCCCGTTTCAGACTCCTGCGTAAAACTTCCAACCTTGTCAAACTTTACGGCAAGCGCCGCATCAATCAAATGAATCGTAATTTAACAGTTGTTTGTTACGATCCGACCTGGACTTCATTCGGCAGCTTAAAAAATCATCTTCTTAAGAATAATAAATCAGTTGTAGTAACCGGTCCAGAAAGCCTTTTGGAAGAGCTGTCACCAGCGAAGGCTACAATATGTTAATAAAAATAATGTTTCTCTTTATTTTATTAATAGTGGGTGGTTCGCCTGCAATTATTGAATTCATTCTTCGATCGAGAGATTAAAATGAGTACTCATTTTTTTCAAAGTGGCGATTATACCTTTGGAGGTATTCCCAAAGCGGAAGCATTACATTGGAATGAAACCACGTATCAGATGTTTGGTAAGATAATCTATCAATTATACAGTGGAGATCCCAAAGTCAGGTACACTGGGTTAAAAGAGTTCTATTATTTAAAGCGACAATTCATGCTCGATGAATGGGATGAACTTATTTGTCATTTAGAAAAGCATAGACTCGATAATGGCTACAAATCTTTAGAACTAATGCTGGCAGAAGCAAAAGACATGTGGAAGCCTGGCTGCACAGCAGAGGAAGAGCCTATTTCAGTTCCAATAAAAATGCCGTTAATTGATGGTAACGCTCAAAAATCAGTACCACAACCATCATCTATCTTATGCGAGCAGCTTTCTTTGTTCTGAGGGTATAATGTTAAGTGAACTCCTTAAACTAGCACCCAATTTGACTGCGGATGACTTCCCTGGTAAAATGCGCATTGTGGCTGAAAAATTATCTGTAGATGATGCTCTTATTCTTATGCACAAGGTACCTGGACTTGAGATTTATGTACCAGCATCAGGTAAATCTATTCAGATTCAACAGTATATTAACGATCATTATAACGGTAATAATGCCCTTTCAATAGCTATTAAATTAGGTATTAATAGCAGTAAGGTAAAGGCTCTTGCAAAGCGAAACAAGCCTATTCCTGAAACATTTTCTAGTATTCAGCTACGAATTGTCGCTACAGAGTGTGGAGACGAGCTCGCTTCAAAACTATTATTTGCTTTTCCTTCAGAAAGAATTCAAGTTCCAACCGATTTATCTTTTCTTAAACGGAAGTATATCAAAAGAATGTTTAATGGCTCCAATACTATGGACTTGGCAATTCAGTTATGTGTTACTGATCGATGGGTCAGAAAAGTCGTATCAGAGATGTATGAAGAAAAAAGAAACCCTCAATTAAGCCTCTTTTAACATGTTCAATGTCTTAATAGCTTCAACTTAATCCTTAACCACCAAGATTTACATTCTATATTTTATTTCCTTAAACAACAGCAACTTACAATTTATTACGACATGTTTATTAGAGCTGTCTTAATAAGTTGTCTTAATAGCTAGTATTAATTACGACATTATTGAAGGTATAACTATTAAAAAAAGCTTTTTTTCATTTAAAAAAAGGTAATTTAAGACACATACAGCATTCTTAAATCATCAAAACAATCCTGGTAATA